AGTTGCAATATGCTTTTTTGGATTGACACGAAATCTAAAACCATTAACCCTTAATATGTTAGAATTAAATATTTATAATAGTTTAAAAAAGAATAATATCGATTATATAACCTTCTTACATACATATAGTCTTAAAAGTATTACCAACCCTCGTTCAAAAGAATATAATGTTGAGCTAATAAAGGATGACTGGAAAAAACTCAATCCTAATTACTATCTTATAGAATGTCAAGACATCTTCGACAATCAATTTGACTGGCAATCAATTTACAAATATGGTGATGCATGGAATGATAATTTTATCAGTTTGCAAAATCTTATAAGACAATTAAATAGTCTAAAAAAAGTAACACAACTAATGGCTAAATATAAATCAAATATAACGAATAATTCTATTAATGAATTTGATGCAGTTATATATTTAAGACCCGATCAACTCTATTATACTCCTCTAGATATTAATAATCTATTAGACATAATAAATAAAAAAGATGATAAAATAATTTTAACCGCAAAATGGGCAGCTTATACCGGGTTTAATGATAGATTTTACATAACAAATTTTAAGACTGCCTTAATAGTCGGAAATCGATTCGATAATATTATAGAATATTGCGAAACAAATAAGGATAAAACATCAATATGGACAGATAACGGAATCACAATTGCAAATACAGTTCCATTATATGCTGAAGGCCTTCTTAAATGGATATCAGATAAGAATAATATCAAAAATATATTTACGAATATGGGTGCAATACGTATGCGTGCTAACAATACATATGTGTGGTGTAAAGGAATGCCTAAAATACCTGATTCAATTAAAAAATCATTAGATAAAGAACAAATTAAGCTTTTTTCTAGATGAAAAAAGTTAGGGGTTTTTAAGGGTTGGTTACAAACTTTTTTAGATATGGAGTTTTTTCCTTCCAGTGAGAGTTTGACAACTGCTAGTCTATTGATTGAAGGGTTTAAACTAAAGAGACTAAAGAGACCTTTAAGGGTTTTTTGTCTCTTTAGTCTTTTTAGTTTTTAAAAGGGCCTACTAGTCTCCCATTTCAATATCATATTTGATGGCATTCTTTTTATTTGAGTATTTTTGATAATCATCTTGTTCCACTTCTTCATCACAATTATTGTTTCTATCGTTACGCTCTATGGCAGCAGCCTTAAAAGCATCATTATTTACCCAGAATTGGTCATAGCAGACTCTAAAACCATCTTCATGAATTTGAGCACGATACCAGAAAACTTGATCACTAATTACATCGCTAGTAGATCCATTATCAATAACTAAACAACCATAATTTTTCGTGCAGGATGATAAGACTTTATTAAAAAGGTCGAAGGTTGGAAACATTCCAGCATAGTTATCGTATAATTTTACTCTGTTGACAATCTTTGGTTCTTTGCAAATAAAAATATAATCAACATTCGTTCTTAACATAGGACCGATACCGAATACATATTGAGCAGTAAGTAGTAGTGTTATCTGAGCATGCCGACCATTCATAAAGATCCAGCAAATATCCTCATTATTGGCCCAATTCTTTGCATTATAAAGACAATCATCAAGAATTAAGAAGGCGCGAGAATCAATTCCCGCATATGCAGGATCATTCATTGTCCGTGCTACGAATTTGCGTTGTCTGGTTAAGAAGTCGTTGATAAGTTTGTCAGTAAATTTAGAATGGATAAATATGGCAGGAATATGTTTTACATAGGTTTGGTTTAGCTCATCAGTTGGTGATATAACGGTACCCAAAGGAAAATCTTGGTTATGCCATAAATAATCGATAACCAGGACCGATTTTCCAGTCTTACGTTTGCCTAGAAAGATAAGAATCTTTCCATCACCATCTGCTCCTATCCACTGCATATTAAACTTATTTATCTTAAATTTTATAGGTGCTTGAGGCGGTTGTGGCATTCTTTACTAAATTTTGTATTTATTAACTAAAGCTATTTTATTGTTCCTTTGATCTTTTATTATATATCTATACCTTGAATTAAGTATGATTAACGCATTTAATACCAAAGAGAAAATCTAAAACTCATTTAAATCATATATATATATATGCAGCATGCTGACAAGACCTAGGCTTTTTAGTCTCTTTAGCTTTTAAAAAAACTATTATATTTGTGATGGACCCCCTTGCACTTTTTTTAAAATATAATTTAATCGTAAATCAATCGTAAAATTTATCCAAAATTAACAATAATATACGAAAAAATGATTAATTCTTTTTCCTTTTCTTTTCTTTTCTTTTTAAGAAAAGAAAAAATAGAGGATGTGTGAAAGAACATATAGGATATATAATATTACATTTTGCAATCAATGCAAAAATCTTATCTTAAAAAGCCTTGAAAATGGAACTATATTATTAAATAATTATGGTAACTGTGAACTAATGGGTTGCTCGCATCCTAAAGGTTACCTGGGTAGTAGTACAGATGTATTAGCTCATTTTAGTTACAATGAATCCTATTTTAATTACAAAAAATTTAAAATTACTAATGATAGTAGACGTCTTTTAATTAAAAACATCAAAAAATCCTCAAGTCTATCAACTGCAAGAGAGTCAAAATAAAAAGACTAAAGAGATTTTTAGGGGCTCTTTAGTTTCAAAAAAGCTATTTGTTTAAGAGTAATCGAATAGTACCTTCCAATTGCGTAATCTTATCTTGCTGTTCTTTAAGAATTTGCAGAATATCTTTATCTTTCTTGCCAGGAATAATCAATTCCTGTGATTGCCCTTGTGTCAATAGAGGCATTGATGGTTTAAAAGCATTTGACATGAAATTAACTGGTATATTTAGTAGATTACTTGGTATATTCGGTGCGTTCGTTATACTTGGTATATTTAGTAGATTACTTGGTATATTTGGTGCATTTGTTATACTTGGTATATTTTTATCTGCTTGCGATAAAATAACTGGTATATTTTTATCTGCTTGCGATAAAATAACTGGTATATTTTTATCTGCTTGCGATAAAATAACTGGCACATTCGTTATACTTGGTGTAATACTTGTTATATTTGGTAGACTTGTATCAGAAGATAATGGATCGACTTCGATAAGCTTATTAAGTTCATTAATATCCTGTAAAGACAGATTATTGCACCGTTGAAGCAGGATTACCGCTGAGAACATAATTGGTAGAATTTTACGTACAATATCGATCGAACTATTTACGACAGGAAACAAATTATTCTGTATAAAAAAGCCAAGACTACTATTACTCTTAACCAATAAACTCATAACTTGTGTAACTACCGTTTGTAATGCAGTCGGATCTTCGAGTAGCTGTCTTATTAAATGTGGTAATGCATTATATTCATTAGATAAATCATTATAGTTAAGGCTTTGTATCGCTCTAACTATTCTATTCTGATTATCTATACGATATTTTTGCGCTCCTGGTAACAATGATCCAATCACCTTTATAAATAATGATGCACCCTTAATTAAAACTACTTTATAGACTGCACATACACTCGTATAAATGTTAACACTGTTCGGATCAGCATCAATAGCCGCAATAACACTTTGCATGGTATCTTTAACTCCTTGTGGTCCCGATGTAAACGGAATCTGACTTATCTGAGCTGCATATGGATTCTGTTTTATTATATTCAGAATCTCTGTTAAATTAGTAGCATTCTTACCAGTCTTAAAGATTAGAGTTACAAGATTACTCACCGTCTTTGCATCTAACCCAAAAAACTTATTCTCACCAACTAATTTAATTCCATAACCAATTAATTTCTGAATCTGTTCACCAGTTAACGCTCCCCCCACCTGATTAATTTTACCAACTCTTTTATTATCCTTATTAATTTTGTTGGGAATAAGATTCTCTATCTTATAATCAAGGTAATATGGTCTTGCCTCCTTCATTGAAAGGGACCATGGCTTACCCGTCTCTTTACTATAACTACGAACAAAGTTAATCCATTCTTGATTATGATTAACCATTTATTATATTTTCATCAAATATTTAAAGCATATAACATTTATATTAATTAAATTTAATATTTTTCCCTATGCTCTTTTTAAAAAGGCTATAATATTTTTTCTCCCAGGGGTTGTCAGAGAGCCTCTTTAGTTTGACTAGCCCTAGGCTTTTTAAAAAAGGCTATAATATATTTTTCCCTAGGCTTTTTTAAAAAGGCTAATCTATTTTGTTTTTCCTTTGTTTTCGTGTGGGAATGGCTCATCACTAATATTAATTTCACCCTTAAATTCAAGAAATTTACACAATTTATCCCATGAATCCCCTTCTGATAAATTCATTATTAAGAGCATATCCTGTTTATTATTCTTTGCAAAATATTCTATTATATCTTTATTACGTTTCTCATAAACTCTTATAATTCTATCCTTATTCTTATTACATGCTGTACATTTATAAATATAACTATATATAAGTTTTCTTCTCTTCTTTCCACTAACTGTATTACCCATTTCTATCCATCTTATCATTGATTTAAACCATTCATCAGAATCACGTACTGTTAATATAAATTTACTCTCTTTAAATGCTCTATCCAATATTTTATAATTATCAAACAAGTTAAATGGTATGTCTTGAAAGAAATCATATTTTTCATCATTATTTTTAATCACATCTATCATATGATTTACTGTATTAACTATTTTTCCATCCTTCATTAATCCAGTATACCCTATTTCCTCTGGAAAACATTTATAATTTAACTTATTCATAGCAGCATTCAAAGATGTCGTACCAGTTTTATGTGCACCTATGCAGAATATTTTCATTCTATTACTATATATAGACTTTTTTAAAAATAATTAGCCTTTTAAAAAGACTACTATTATTTTTCCCAAGCCTCTTTAAAAAGGCTATATATAGTAATAGAATGAATAGTGCTATAAATCTTATAGTGGGTCCATCTAGTTGCGGCAAATCAACATTTATTAAAAATAATAATAAAGATGATTTACCCGTATTTATGCTTTATGAACTAATACAAAATAGAAACATTATAAATAATAGTAAATGCATTATTCATTACAACAGTTTATGGTTGTATAAGAATAATGCTCTCCTCTATAATAAGAATAAAAACATTTTAGATGAACCATTCCTTAATTTTTTAACTGCAAATCATGTGGAGAAATTGCACATATATTTATTAAGAATCTCTAAAGACTTGCTCCTTCAAAGAGTTATAGAGAGAAAACATTTAGAACCCGATCTAAGACCAGAAATCAATAATACTAATAACAATAAGTATCCAAACTCGTCTATGCATAAATTAATAGATATTATAGATCATGAGTATGAACTACAAAAATGGATTGAACTATGTAGCACCAAGAATATACCATTTACAATAATAGATAGTAAATAAAATTGATATTTATCTTTTAACATTTTTGTGTAAATAAATCTAAATGATTAAGCCTTCATATGCTGATATTTTAAAGAAAGGTAAAAAATTAACTTCACCAATGAGTGAAAAGTCAATGAGTGAAAAGTCAATGAGTGAAAAGTCAATGAATGAAAAGTCAATGAATGAACATAATAGATGCGAAAAAGATAATATGCAAAGATTGATTAATTTCTCAAATGAAATAAAAAAATATACCATGGAAGAGCTATGGTCTATATCCACTAAGAAGATTCAAGATGTAATTCTTGCACATTTTGAATCAAATGCGCTAATCTTAGAGAATAGTGATGGAGTATACAATATCTATTTTCCTCACAAAAGTGATAATGATGAAAGTGATATAATTGTAGATAAAGATATCTACTATCTTGAAGATAGTAGTCTAATGTTAACATGATAAAGACTTTACAAATCTAAAGATAAGAGTTAATATGTACTCCTATATGGATAATGATGATGAAGAAAGACTGTTCACCGGATTAAGATTTACTTTAGGTCTACTAGATAACTATGATTATACAAGCAGGAACAACAGCAACACTGGTAACAGTAGCGGCAGATTAAACCTAATTATCAGTAATCTTTTAAGAGCTAGAGATGAGGAAAAATATAGGAAAGAACAAGAATTAATTATGAAAAAATATTATGACAGAGAAACACTCTCAAATCAGGAATTATTCTCCAATGCCTTTTCACTAATATCAGCAAAAAAAGAATCTTTAAATAATAAAACCTGCAGCAATGATGACGATCCTTTTTACTATCTTAACTTATATGAAGTTTATGCATTTTAAAGCTTTTAGATGCATTTTCAAAATATACAGTAATTAAATATGAATTATGCAGTGATTATCTTAAATTAAATCACAATTCATCATACAATTTTACCGAAAATGAGTCATTACAGCTTAATAAAGTATTAGGCTATGACAAGAATATATTTAATTTCGAACTAAATTCCTATAAAATTAATATAAGATTCGATAAATCTTCTATTAATAATATTAATGTTCCTATTGACATAATAGAAAAATGCAGAAAATTATTAGATAGTAATAGAATTAAAATACGAAAAGAACTTCTCTATTTAATAAACAAAAATAAGGAAGAAATCATACAAGAATGTTTACATTCAATGAAAGTAGAAAAAGAATTAAAACTACCAGTCAAAAAAGTACATCTATACCCACTCGATATTGAATGTAGAGAAGAGCAGTTTAATGAAAATTTAATCACACCATTAATATACGATAAATATATCGTTACACCCGAATTCGAGAAGAGAGTCAACGATATTCTTGGATTAACTGGATTCAAAATATTCGTCGATGAAAGCAATGATTCTTTTCATTATAACAATGACACTATACTCAATATCAATAGCAATATTGCATATACTCAATTATTTATGGAGATACCTGACTGTTTATCACCTTGTAAATTCTCCTAATCATTCAATAAAATAAGCTAAAGTGGCGATTCCTCAAATTGTTGCAAATCTTCATCATCTGAATAATCTCCTTCTTGATGCTGCTTAATAACCTTTAACATACTCGAACTGTATGCTGGTTCATATCTATCTTTCAATAAATTAGCAATTCTAATATCCTTCTTAACCGTAAATCCAAGACGGAGATCCTCGGCTGCCTGGAATGTAATTGTATTCGGGCCTAGCCCTTCAGTGGTATTCTCTCTTAGCCTTTTAAGCACCAATCCATTCATGATAAATCTCTTTAAATTTATACATGCCTTAAGGTAAGAATCTATCACATCCTGTGTAAGATTATCAGAATTAATCATCAAATATTTAAGATTGTCAGCTCTTATACAAGACCACTCCTTCTCCGTTATCACACCTTGATACGCATTCTTCTGACATATTAATACTTTGTTATCCAAACATACCTTCTCAATATTCTTTAAAAGAGAAAGGACAGGTACCATTACTCTATTACTAATTTGATAGCATTCATGTACACTTAATGACTCTAAGTTAGGCGCCGATTTGCATATCGTCACAAAATCATCATCCTTTAATTGATACATATACCAGAAACTCACCGTCTTAAGATTCTTAAACTGCGATAGAAAATTCATCTTACCAATTCTTATGTTTTGATAGAAGATTATCTCCTCGATATGCTGTGTTTCATTTTCATTTAGTTTCTCCAAGATTAACGGATATATATTCATATTACCAGAAAAATCCAACACCTTCGATAAATCTCGACCTTGACCTTGATTTTGACCCTGGGTCTGGCCCTGCTCATTCTTCTGATTATTCTTACTCAAATTCTTAATCTCAATTAAATATTTACGAAAAAGATTCAATAACTCATCCTCATCCTTGCAGTTAGCAAAGTCTAAACCAAGTACCCTCTTTAATCTTAATTCATCATCCTTCGATAATACCATTTCCGATACCTTTTCAAGATTTATAAGCTTTCTAACAGAACTTGACACATTATTCAACAATAATCTTAATGTTGGTGCAATTAATACCGATGACACCGTCTTCATTTCAACCTTCTTTTCCTCTTTACCTTGATTTACTTTCTCTTCTATATTCCCTTCATCCTTATTTTCTACTTTTTCATCTTTCTGTTCTTTCTCATCTTTCTCATCTTTTTCGCTTTGATCGGCAGCTACTTTCTTATTGTTTAACATAAAATATAAACCATTCTTAAGCTGAAAAATCGTGATAAGTTGTTTCGTAGTCATATATGCAGTATAAACATAGTTAAGGTCCTGTTTTGGTACGAACGTTTGCACTTCATCATTATTGTTCATAGAGATTTTCGTAACTGTCTTATCTAAATGATTTGTCATACGTTCAATCTCAGTGTAAACGATCCAACAGCTTGATCTTGGTGTATTCTTCGTTAACCAATATTTAATTTCACGTTCTGTCAACTGCTTTGGCATTATGATTTTCTATCCTTAATCTTATGTACAACATATTTCATCATTAACACACGCGATAAAGTCTTTATATTTTGTTTTTTTCAAGCATGATTAAATTGATTATGCGCCTTCTTTCATCATTACTTAATCGAAATTTCGTAACATCAATTGATTCATAACCACATATTTCAAGATATAGAGGCTTATGTCCGGCAGTCCTATATACTAAATAACAAGGTAAGATAGTTGAATCTTTAAGATGAGATAACACGTTTTCGTCGAAAATAATATATCTAATACATCTATAAGATTTAAATCGCATCAATAAATATTCTTATATGTAATCAAAGCTAAAATAAAAAATCAATCTTATCAATTTTTTTAGCAATTAAAAATTGATTTTTAATTTATTTCGAGATTCATTCTTTATATTACTTTAAGATGACATCAGTTTTAGAAAATACAACTATTATGGATAATTCTTTCGTGGATAAGTTTGCAGATATTAGTGTATTACGTTATAAAGTTCCATCATGG